CATTCCTTCAGAAATGGAAATGAATGTTGAAATTGATCCTAGATCTAAGACTACAGCTGATGGTGCTTACAATTACATCGCAAAAGGCGAAGAAGTTGAAGTAAGAGGCACTAAAAGAATGTTAAAGTCTAAATCTAAAAAAGCTACTTGGATCTAACATGTGGTTATCGGCAATTAAGTTAGCCGTTTCTGCGGGCTCACACATTTATAAGAACAAACAAGAAACAAAAATGTTAATGTCTGATGCTGAGAAGCGTCATGCTTTGGCAATGGCTAAAGGTGAAAAAGAATACCAAGGTAAATTACTAACTTCTAGAGATTCAGACTGGAAAGACGAATTTATTTTAATTTTACTGTCACTCCCTATCGTTTTTTTAGGAATAGCAGTCTGGTCTGACAATCCAGAGCATATGGAGAAGATGCAATTATTCTTCGAGTATTTTGGTAACCTTCCTTTTTGGTATCAAACAATTTTTGTGGGTGTCATAGCAAGCGTCTATGGACTTAAGGCAACAGATCTGATAAAAAGAAAATAAAAACGGAGAAAAATTATGGCTGATGAAACAAAAAAGAAAATTTTAAAGACAATAGGTGAAGCTGCAGCAGTAGTTAGTCCTGGAGCTAAATTGGCAAAAACTTTAGCAGATTTAAGAAATAAAAAGAAAAAAGCTGATTTTCAAAAAGGTGATTATAGCGATATAGATTCTGATGAAACGATTACACTTGAACTAAAAGAAAAAAGTATGGAGGCACCAAAAGATCCAAATTCTAAAATAAAATTTAAAAGTATGGAGGCACCAAAAGATCCAAATGATAAATCTGTAAAAATGCCTAAGTTTAAAAGAAAAAAAACTACAACAGTTCCTAAATACCCTAAAGAATTTAAATCAGGTGGTAGAGTAAATCTTAAAGGTGGTGGATGTGCTAAACGTGGAGTTAAGAAAAACGCTTATGGGAAGAATTCATAGTGAGAAATTTTTATAACAAAGGTGGACCAACTTTAACTAAAGCACAAAAAACTTTACCCCCTGAACTTCAAAAACTTATTAAGGGTAAAAAGAAAAAAGAAAAGAAACCATCTATAATGAGGGCTGCTATTAAAGGTAAAAAATAATGTCGCTTTACGAAAATATAAACAAACGTAAAAAAGCTGGAACTTCTAGATCTAAATCTAAATCCACTATTACTAAAGAATCATATGCAAATATGGTTTCTGGTTTTAAGAAAAAAAAGAAAAAACCAACTAAGAAAGCGTAATGGCTACTGCAGCTTGGACTAGAAAAGAAGGTAAGTCAAAATCCGGAGGCCTGAACCGAAAAGGCGTTGCATCTTATAGAGCAGCTAACCCTGGATCAAAACTTAAAACAGCAGTAACTACTAAGCCCTCTAAATTAAAAGCAGGGTCTAAAGATTCTAAACGTAGAGCTTCTTTTTGTGCTAGAATGACAGGTATGAAAAAAAAATTAACTTCAGCTAAAACAGCCAGGGATCCGGATTCAAGGATCAATAAATCATTAAGAAAGTGGAATTGCTAATGTCTGGAATAGAAGATTTAATTGAAATTTTTAGAGGGGAAAATTTAAACTATAATCCTTTTAAAAAAACTACAGGAACAGCTGGTAGATTTGTAACAGATAATCTTGAATATGCAAAAGCGGCTGCAGATAAATTTCCTGCTATAATTAAATCAGCAAAAATTCCAAAAAAAACTCTTTTAAAATCAATGGAAGCATTTGATAAGTCAGGTCAACCAACCACAAACCTTGGTAGTAAAACCAAATTAGGTTTACTTGATAAAGCTGATAAAAGTAAATTAAAAATTAATATATTAAAAACACTAGGAGTAAATATTAAAAATCTTACTCCTTTAGCAATAAAAGGATTAAGTGCGATGGCTACTTTACCTGCTGCAACAATAGGAATGGTGCTACAATCAACACCTGCAAATGCAGATGAAGCAAATATGAAATTAGAAGATTTTGCAAAATTAAATGAGGGTAGTACTAATATAGATAAGGCTATTTATAATGATTAAAAATTTTAAAGACATAGTCATACTATTAATAACAAGTGGTGTATTAATACTTCTTGGTGTCATTATTGTAGGCGACTATTGGGTAGCATTAGAAGAAAATAGACCTGTTGATGAAAGTGTAATTACATTAATGAAAATGTCAGTTACAGGTTTAATTGGAGTTATCGGGGGTTACATTGGTGGTAGCAAATGATAGATAGATTTTTTTATAAATTTTTTGGAGCTATTGACAATGCCTTTGATAGCGTTATTAATTGGTTCACTGCACCAAGATGCAAATGTAAAATAAAAGGAAAAGTAAAAAAAGAAGTAATTTTAGAAGTAGACAAAACTTTTGAAAATGAAATTAAAAAATGAGAGACACAAAAGTAATTGAAAATTTTATAAAAGAAAATTATAAAAAAATAAAAGAAATGAGTTTATTTAGACACTTGAAAAAAGAAGTTGAAACAGGTGCGAATGGAACTCAAGATTACGTAATAAAAGAAGGTCAAAATAAAGGAAAGAAAGCAAATGTTAAGTGAAGAACTAGTAATACTAAATAAAATTCAAAAATACTTAAAAGAAACATACCAAAATGTTGGAGACGCTATGATTGGTGGAGCTGTTGACAATATGGAAAAATATAAGTATATGTTAGGCCAGGCACATGCCTATATGAAAATATCACAGGAAATCTCTATCCTGCTAAATCCAAAGGAGCGAAAAAATGACAGAGAAACAGATAATACAAACGTCGTCCAATTCGGAGACACCGAAGATTAAATCGGCACTACTCGACAAGTATGATGACGATCATAAAAAAGAAATAGACGGATACGAACGTCTTAAAACAAAAGAATCAAATAAATTACCTCAACCAACCGGATGGAGACTTGTAATTCTTCCTTTTAAGATGAAGGAAAAAACTAAAGGTGGATTAATTATTGGACAAGATACATTAGAGAGACAACAAGTAGGATCTACTTGTGGTTTAGTTCTTGCTATGGGTCCACATTGTTATGACAAAGAAAAATTTCCAGAAGGTCCTTGGTGTAAAAAAGGTGATTGGGTAATTTTTGCAAGATATGCTGGATCAAGAATCCAGATAGATGGTGGGGAAGTTAGAATGCTAAATGACGATGAAGTTTTAGCAACCATTGATAATCCCGAAGATATACTTCATCAATATTAACATAGGAGAAAACTATGCCTGACTTAGAAGAAAAAAAGACAGTCGATATAGATACATCTGGTCCAGATACTGAGATTGAAATAGATCAACAGGAAACTGAAACATCAGAAGTAGATATTACATCTAATGATGTAGAAGAAACTCCAGTAGTTGAGGCTGCTGAAGAAGAAAAGAAAGAAGATCCTAAAACGGACGAGAAAGAAAAAGAATTAGAACAGTATAGTGAAGGTGTTCAAAAAAGAATAGCTAAACTTACTAAGAAGTGGAGAGAAGCTGAGAGACAAAAAGATGAAGCTTTAACTTATGCTCAAAGAGTTATGCAGGATAAGAAAGCTGTCGATGAAAAAATCTCAAGACTAGAACCAGGATTTATGAAGTCTACGGAAGACTCTATTGTATCTGGTTTAGAATCTGCAAAAGCAAAACTTACTGCAGCTAGAGAAGCTGGAGATATTAATGCTGAAGTAGAAGCTCAAACTACTATCTCTGAATTAGCTTATAAAAAAGCTAAATTTAATGAAGCTAAATCTCAACAAGAAGAAATAGTTAAAAGAAGAGAAACTGAAGTTAGAACTCCTGAAATTAACTTAAATAGACAAGAAGCGGCAAGAGGAACACCTGATCCTAAAGCTGAAACATGGGCTAGTAGAAACTCATGGTTTGGTCAAGATTCAGCAATGACTTACACTGCTTTCGATCTACATAAAAAGTTAACAGAACAGGAAGGTTTTGACCCATCAACTGACGACTATTATGTAGAAATAGACAAGAGAATAAGACTTGAATTTCCCCATAAGTTTGATAGAATGGAAGTCAAGGAAACGATTAGGCCTGTACAGAAAGTAGCATCAGCTACTAGAAGTACGAAAACTGGTCGCAAAACTGTGACGCTCACGCCTTCACAGGTAGCAATTGCTAAAAAATTAGGTGTGCCACTAGAACTTTATGCGAAACAATTAAATATCACGAAGGAGGTATAAGCATATGAAAAACGATAACGATAATAATAGAGCCTCACGTGCGAGTCAAACTAGAGAAAAAGAAACTCATAAAAAAGTTTGGTCTCCACCATCATCTTTAGATGCACCCCCTGCGCCAACAGGTTTTAAACATAGATGGATAAGAGTAGAATCAATGGGATTCAACGATACTAAGAATCTTCAAGGCAGATTAAGATCTGGCTATGAACTTGTTAGAGCGGATGAATATCCAGATTCAGCCTTTCCAGTTGTTGAAGACGGCAAATATTCGGGAGTGATCGGAGTTGGTGGACTTTTGCTGGCAAGGGTACCGGAAGAGATTGCACAACAAAGAAATGACTATTACGTAAAACAGGGTCAAGATAATGTTGAAGCAGTAGATAACGATCTTATGAAGGAACAGCACCCAAGTATGCCTATCAATATTGATAGACAGACTCGTGTAACTTTTGGTGGCTCTAAGAAAAGTTAATTTTTTAACAATTCCTATCCAACAGAGTACACTTAAACTAATAATGTCTAAGGAGGACAACTAATATGGCAAATAAAGATGCAGCATTCGGTCTTAGACCGATTGGAAAAGTTGGACAGAATAGAGACAACCAAGGTTTAAGTGAATATAGTATTTCAGCTAATGATACTACTTCAATTTATTTCCAGGACCCAGTAAAAGCTACTGCGGCAGGAACTATTGATCAAGGTGCAGCTGGCGGAAATATTTTAGGTTCACTAACTGGTGTGTTTTACACTGATCCTAATACAAGTAAACCTACATGGTCAAATCACTATGCGCAAGTTAACGCTGCGGATATTGTGGCTTTTGTAGCAGATGATCCGTACGAAAGATTCGAGATCCAATCAAACAACACGGCTGCTTCAGCGCAGACTGACGTGTTTATGAATGCGGATATTGAATTAACAGCGGGTGATTCAGCAAACTACGTATCAAAAGCAGAGCTAAATGATTCTACATTAAGTACGAACTCAGCTCAGCTTAGAGTAATAGGTGTATCAAAAGATATTGACAACGATGAATTAGCTTCAGCTAATGTAAATTTTGTTGTTATGATCAATGAACACAACTTAAAAGTAACAACAGGTATCTAATCGAATAGGAGATAAATTATGGCGATATCAAGAGGACAACTAGTTAAAGAACTAGAGCCAGGTTTGAATGCACTATTCGGCTTGGAATACAAACGTTATGAAAATCAGCACGCAGAAATATACGCTACAGAATCTTCAGACAGAGCGTTTGAAGAAGAAGTAATGTTATCAGGTTTTGCTCAGGCTCAAACTAAATCGGAAGGAAGTGGAGTTGTTTTTGACAATGCTCAAGAAACTTTCACTGCAAGATACACACATGAAACTGTGGCACTTGCTTTTGCGATTACGGAAGAAGCTATTGAGGACAACTTGTATGACAGACTTGCTAGTAGATATACAAAAGCGTTAGCTAGATCTATGGCGAACACTAAACAAGTTAAGGCGGTACAACCTTTAGTAAACGGATTTGGTTCATTTACTTCAGGGGATAACTCACCGTTGTTTTCAACGTCTCACCCGACAATTTCGGGTACAGTATCTAATACATTAGCTACTGCTGCTGACTTGAATGAAACTTCATTAGAGCAATCTTTAATCGACATTGCTGCAATGACAGACGAAAGAGGTCTGAAAATTGCTGCAAGAGGAGTTAAAATGATTGTTCCTTCTGAACTTCAGTTCACTGCAGAGAGATTGATGAAATCTCAACTGAGAACAGGTACTGCTGATAATGATGTAAATGCAATTGTTTCTATGGGAATGGTTCCTCAAGGTTATAGAGTGAACAATTTCTTAACTGATCCAGATGCGTTCTACATCCTTACAGATGTTCCAAATGGAATGAAGTACTTTGACAGAGCGTCTATCAAGACTGCTATGGAAGGTGACTTCGACACTGGTAACGTAAGATACAAAGCTAGAGAAAGATACTCTTTTGGAGTTTCTGACTATAGAGGTATTTTTGCTTCACCAGGAGCATAATAAGTAATTATTTTGAGGCGGGACATAATCCCGCCTCATTATCAATATAGAAAGAACTTTATGACACACAAATACTTAGTAAAAATATTTACCAAATATCTTCAAACAGAATTTAAAACAGAAAGTGAAACAGAAATAAATGATGTCGAAGGACTACATAAACCGATTATTGACTTTTTAGGAAAAAATGATATAATATGGGAAAAAAACGATTTCCAATACCACAGTACTGGAAGTAGTT